GGTGCCTCAACTTTGACAGTCATAAATTTTTCACGGAAATTCAAAAACACACGACTACGAAAGTATGCAGTTTCAGCCGCTTTTTTCAATAATTCACCTGATAAAATTTGATCTTTAGTATATAAATGCTTGTGATCACGATTGTACTGTTCACAATCTTGCCGGGCGTACCAAGCAGTTGTGCTAGTGCGTGAATCTTCATCAACGTTGAAATAAGACATATAAGCTCCTTTAATCAATCTATACAAGTATTATAGCACAATGCCCATTTATTGTCAAATTATGCTACCTTACGAAAATACTGATAGGGCAAGCCCAATGTATAACACAAGTACTCATCATCACCCTGAGTGTCCTCAGCTTCGTGGATCCAGCGCATTGCTGTTGCACGGTCCTTAGCACCTGAATACATCAGGTCACTAACCCTTTTCTCAAAAGAGAAAATTGCATGTTGCTCTGCCGCAATGCGGATCTTTTCTTCGGCTTCAATAGCTACACCAAGGCCTTCAAACTCAGCTTCAAAATCTTTAAGGGTCCAGTGTGAGGTGTCAACACCACGGGGGCGAACACCGTAAGCGTCCTTGTACATGTCCCAGTAAAGTTCCCGGGCTTGTTCCAATTGTGTCAACTCTTCCCAAGATTTGAATTCTGTAGTCATTTCCGAGTCCTTTTCTTTACTGTCTAAGATTCTATTATATACCCAAAACCATTTATTGTCAAATTTTGGCTATCAAATTAGCGTGAATTTCAGACATTTCTGTCTGTTCCACATAGAAATCCGATCTAGGATCATAGTACTGGCCTTCTTTGTTGTCATAATACAACACTCTTCCGGAGAAATTGAACGGACCCTCTAGACCATTACGTGGACCATACTTTGTACGCATTTCGTCCATCTGATACTTGTCAGCAACAACTTTGTAACCCATAAGACCCTTTCAACTGAATAAGACTCTATTGTATAGCCAAATCCATTTATTGTCAAATTTAGGCTACAGACCAATTTAGTAATTGAAAGTATTGTAATTCATCATATTTTTTAGGGTAACATGTAGCTTCAATACGTAATTGACCATTAGTAAAAATCTTATCCCAAATATGCTTCAATGGATTCTTTGGTTCAATTGTAATCAAATGAGCATTGTCATTGCTATCCTTTAACCAATACTCAAAATGTTTTACACGTTTGTTAGTTTTGTAAAAACTTGTTACAGGGATTAATGTTGTAATTTTTTTAACACTATCTATATTACTGAAATTAGTTATCTCTAAATTAACTTCTCTTTTAAACTGGTCAAATTGAATATCGTATTCATAAAATTCAGGCAATCTGTAAATGAGTGGTAACAAATCTTCTGTGATTTTTTTGCCATCACCATGAATAAATTTGTTTAGGTCTTGTCTATATGATGATAGCTTAACACTTTTAAGAGACCATAACATAATTTTTTTGCTAAAATAATCTCTAATATCATTAGCACGAACCCTATCAGATTCTTCTATCTTTCTAAACAAGTTATCATCTAACAATGTGGTAATACCAGTTTGCATTGATTCGCTTTTTGTATCACGCAATCGTTTCCAAGCAACACTTAATGCTAGTACATCTTCGGTAGCTTCAATTACTTCGTAACGTTTTACATAGTCACTTCTATTAATATTTTTGAATAGGTTATTAAGATAAGTGTCATCCAACGATATCGCTGAATTTGGAGATAGTGAACTTATTGATATTGGACTGATAGAATTCATTCCACTACCACCAGATCCGGTCAATGTTATTGTATTACTGCTATATGTATTAGTCAATTCTAATATCCTCCATCCCTGCTGTACGTAAACGCACGATATGTCCCATCTGCCATTGTTTAGCTTCAAGGCCCTTCATTATACCTAACCAACGATTGCGTAGTAATGCTACTTCATTGATAAGTGTTTCAAAGTCAACTACTTCATCTTCACCGTCAACATACTTTTCAGCATCACGGCTTGTCAATGCTCTATTATACGCTTCTAAATATTTTTGAAAATGTTTTCGGCGAATTTTCCGTAATTGAATATTGAGATAGTTTAATACCGCTTCTATCTCTTGTAGTTGATTAAATCTATGTTCAGTGATTCCGGGTAATGCGGCAATGTTCTTTTCAACATTACCGTATACCTTAACATCACTCTTTGCCGAAATTATTTCGTTATCATAATGACTAATAAAATCGGGTATCACAGCTAAATTAGTTGTGATCCTTGTATACCAATTTGACATTTAATCCCATTCTTCTTGGTCTTCATCTTCATCATATTCTTCGTACTCTTCGCCATCTTGTTGGTCAGTATAACCTTTTAATGCCTTAAGTACCTCTTTGTCATTCTTAAAAGAATCTTTAATGTCACTTGCTTCGTAATTATTATCAATTAACAAATTAATCAATGTGTCAGCCGCATCGCTACGGTCATTAAAATCAATATGAGTACGTAGTGCATCCCATATTTCTGCTGTAAAAGCTAAACTCATTCTGTACCCTCCTCCTCAGGTGTTACAGTACTTATCTTTGTAGATGATTTTTGACTATACTCACTCATTACTTTATCTAAGCAACCGTCAGTATTAGATTCCCAGCCTTTACGAAACTTCTTAATGATTTCACCATCAAGTGTTGTATAGACTAAACTGTTACCTTCTTTCTTAACAAGTTCAGCCTTCTCAATCATATCTAATAATCCTGAGTAAGGACTCATACCTGTTTCATAAGGAATCTTAACTTGTACTGATTCAAATGGTTTTGCATAACGTGTTTTCATAATCTTACATGCCGCACGAATACCTCGCACATCACTAATCTTATTACCATCTTCATCTTCTTTAAGTTTAAGTTTCTTCATAGCAACAACAATACTTGATGCGTAAACGAAACCTTGACCGCCTGAGATTTTATCATCTGGATCAAACATATCTTGTGAAGCATATGTATGATTAGTAGCAACTAAACCAATGTTTAATGAGCCAAACATATTAACACAGTTACGAACAAGTGCTGTTAGTGCTTTAGGCTTACGACCCATGTCACCTTTCATATCACCTGCTTCAAACTGATTAACGTCAGTTGGTGTCAATAACATACCAAGACTGTCAAGTACAAACAGTACTTTTGGTCTATCTGTTTCTGCTAGACCTTTATAGTCTTTAACGAATGTTGAAATTGTTTTACCCACATCGTCAATCATGGCCATGTTAAGTTTCAACAATTTACTTTCGTCAGTAGATACACCGAGAGCATGTAACCATGCTTCATCTAGTGCGTTCTCGGAGTCAATAAGAACTACAAATATTCCTTGTTCTTGTGCGTGTCTAACGAGGTTTCCCGAGCAGATAAATGATTTTCCTGCTCCTGACTCTCCGGCAAAGACAGTAACTTTACCAAGAGGAACGCCTTTATTAAAATCGCCACTAATGAGATAATTGAGAGCATAGTTACCAGTTGAGATCCAATCAGTAGGATCATTAAATCCAATTGATAGACCTTCAATACTTTTTGTAATGTCCTTACGGAATTTACTGATATCAAATGGTTTTGCCATATTAACTTTCCACTTCCATTGATAGTGCTTCTTTGATTACTTCAAATAGTTCTGCTTCTGTACTACACAGTATTTTACAGATTTTCCAATCATTCTCTTTGTCTCTTCCACCAATTTCAATCACAAATCCGTTATCATAACGATTTACTGTAAATGATTCATTTACTTTTGATAGTTTGTTTAATTTCTTAGCCATTTTATTTCCTTTATTTTGCGTGTACACCGTTAGTATATACACTAAATGTTTGCTTGTCTAGTATATCTGGACATTTCTCTGCGATGGATTCTAATTCCCAATCATTTGGATAATGACGTAATGCGGTTCTTGCTCGGTCTCTAATTAAACTAGGAACACGTGGTGTTTTACCTGGATCACATAATTCTTCCAATAGTTTTTTACCTTGCTTTATGGCGCGGTATCGTTCGTCTGGTAATGTCATGGAGTTCTCCTTAGGTAGTGAGCAATATTGC